AATGCCGTACTGGGCAGCCAGGTTGATCAGTTCATCACGCGAGGCCTGAACCGAGGCCTTCACCTTGTCGAAGGATTGCGGCAGGGTGTCGTTGGCGTTCTTGGACACGTCGAACGTCGTCGTCGCCAGCGTCAGCAACTTTGACGTCATGTCATCTACCGAACGCTGGAAGTCCTGCCCGTTCTTTGTGGCCACACTCAGCTTGCCCGCCGAGTTGACGATCTGGTCGCCCCAGCCCTTGGTTTGATCGGCCCCTGTGCCAAGAGCGTCGTTAGCGGCAGACACGGACCTGTTGAACTCAGCCTGGGCTGCCGTCAACGCGATCTCTCCGCCCGAGAGAATGTCGAGAGCCCGCTTCAGGGCGCCGGCCTTCTCTGCCGCGGTGGAGGTGCTGGAACCCAAGGTGTCCATAGCGGACGCAAGTCCGGCAACGAACGGCGACGAGCCCCCCAGGGCACGCTGTGCCTCAAGGACCCGCTTCGTCATCTCGGCGATGTTGTCGTTGGCCGACCCGACTGCCCCGCCGACCTTTGAGAAGTCGGCAGTTCCAGACTGGATGTCCTTCAGCGCCTTGACCAACTGCTGACTTCCGCGCCCGCCCACAGCAGCGATCGCCGATTCGACCTTTCGCAAGGCAGCCTGGTTTCCCACTGCGACTTCAGTGAGGTCCTCGAACGTGACGCCGGCGCTCTTCAGGCCCGACTCAAGCTGGTCCGCAGATCGGCTCGTCTCCAGATACCTCCTGGCGCCGTTGCGGAGCTCGTCGTTGACCTTCGTCATCGCGTTGGCGTTGCCGGTTTGTGCGTCGACGAGCTTGTCCAGGCCGATCTTCTGCCTGTTCGCGGCGTCGTTCACCTGGTCAGAGGCGTTCTTGTTCGCCTGGTACTGGCGCGTCTGACTCGTGACGGCACCCGTGGTCTGATCCAGGGTGGCCCTGAGCTCGTCCAGTTCCCGCCTGTGTTCGGCCGCCTTTTGTGCCGCCTCCTGCTGGTTCTTCGCCAGAAGGGAAAGGCCAACACCGGCCGCAGCGATCGCGACGCCCCACGGGCCACCGAAGGCTGAGATCAGACCGCCGGCCGCAGCCTTGAGTCCAGTCCCCAGGGCCGCAGCGGTTCCCGCGGCAGCGCCTGCGACGCCACGGAGCGCGCCCTCGCTTCTCCCGAGCGCCGATGCCAGCCCAGTGAACTGACCACTGATCCCCGCAGAGCCCTGCAAAAGGACAGACTGCTGCGCGACGAAGACGCGGGCGGACTCGGAAGCGTTGCGGAAGGAGTCGGCCATGCGGCCGATCACCGGGACCTGCTTCTCCAGGGCGGCGAACGCCAGGCCCAGCCGCCCAACCTGCTGCGAGGCGATCTGGGTTGAGCCGGTCAACAGCGCCTGCTGAAGACGGAGCTGCTCGTTGAACCCGGCCACCGACGTGGTGACTCGGTCCTTGATGGCGTCGCCCAGCGAGGTCATCCGACCGCGCATCGCCGCAGCCAACCCCAGCGCCACAACAGCGCTCTGGATCGGACCGGGCAGGCTCGCGAACAGGCTCGCGATACCGCCGACTGCGGCCCCCAGGGGGACAAGCAGCCCGGACGCAAGGCCGGCCGCGTCTCCAATCAGCCCGATCCCCGAGGCCACAGCAGAAACGGGGCCGCCAGCCGCCACGGAGGCGTCGGCGACAGCCGAGATCCCCTGCGCCGCAGGCTTAGCCGCATCCACCGCGTTGTCGAGGACGCCAGTGAAGTCTTCCCACAGGCCAAGGCCGGTGTTCAGGGCGGAGTTGAGTAGCCCAACGGAACTCTCCGCCAACGGGCGAAAGACATCCTTGATCGCCGAGCCCACAACCTGCGCGCGGGACTTGATGGCGTCCGCGACGCGAGGCCCGAAGGTCTCCGCGACCACGATCGCCTGCTCGATGCCATCCGCGACATCGCCGCCGAACGTGTCGACGAACTTGGAGGCGGAGCGCACGACGGACTCAAGTGGACCGTCGATGGCCTCGAAGATCTCGATGCCCGCGGTTTCGAGCTGGGACTTGAATCCTTCCCACGCTCCACCGAGGCCCTTGGTCTTCGCCGCCGCAACATCAGCAGCGCCACCGGTTCGCGTGACCGCAACGGCCATGTCGTCGAACGCCTTCGCGCCCGAGGACGCGAGGCTGGTCGCCGTGGTCAGGCCTTCGTTGCCGAACGCCGTCGCTGCCGCTGCGGCGAACGCGGCATCGGACAGGCGCCCCTTTGCGGTGGCGAGCTGCTCGGTGATCGTCCTGAGGCCTACGAACTTGCCCGCGGAGTCGAACGCCTGGACCCCGAGTTCCTTCAACGCCTTCGACGCAGGGCCAGACGGAGCCGAGAGGGACGCGATCATCCCGCGCAGGCTGGTGCCTGCCTGCTCGCCACGGATTCCGTTGACCGCGAGTACGGCGATCGCGGTAGTGACGTTGTCGATGTTCTCGCCGACACTCTTCGCGACCGGACCAACGAACTTCAGCGAGGCCGCCATGTCGGTGATCTCGCCGCTGGCAGAGTTCGCAGCGTTGGCGAGAAGGTCAGCGACGTGCCCAGCCTGGTCGGCGCTCAGGCCGAACTGATTGAGAGCGTCTGACTGGATCTCGGCAGCCTGGGCCGCCTCGATCTGCGCCGCCGCGGCAAGCTGAAGGGTTCCCTTCGCTGCCGTCATCGCCTGGTTGACCGACAGGCCACCCTTGGCGAGCTCTGTCATCGCCGCCGCAGCATCCGCTGCGGACGTCGCCGGCAAGGTCAGGTCTGCGCCCAACTCCTTGGCCAGATCACCGACAGCGGCCATCTGCACGCCGGTCGCCTGAGTGACGGCCTGCAGCGTATTGAGCTGCGACGTGTACTCGATACCGACCTTTAGGACAGACCTGAGGCCGACAGCGGCTACAGCAGCGCCAGCAGCAAGCGCCAGGCCGATTCCCTTGCCGAGAGTTCCCGCAAGGTTTCCCGCAGAAGTGAGACCAGAGCGGAGCTTGCCCTCAAACCCGTTGAAGTCCGGGTTGATGAGGATATCGATCTTTCCGCCCGGCATGGAAACCTCCGAGCGTCAGAACCATCGATCGATCATCGCGTCGAATTCGTCGGAGTCGACCATCCGTGGGCCGGCTTCCACTTCGGGAAGCTGGTGCTGTACGGCCTCTTCGGCGTACTGCTCTTCGAGTTCCTCGTGAAGAGACGCGGGGCGAGACGCCACGGGCTGAATCAGCGGGAAAGGAGGGGGCCTCATCTTGGCGCGCTTGCGCTTGAGGCGTTCCTCTTCGACCTGGTCCGGATCTGCTGTCCAGTTGGCGTACTCGTAGTTGAGCCACGCCGTCATCAGGTCCACCAGGCGGGCCAAGTTCTCCGGCATGTGGCCCCAGTCGGCCATGTCACCTAGCTCTTCACGAGCCAACTGGGACTCACGCGGGAGTTTCTTGATGAGCGCCACCATGTCCGCTGCGGGCCACTCCTTGAGTGCCTCGCGCAGATCGGTGTTGTAGTAGCGCCTGAAGTCAGCGGAGACGGCGTCCCAGCGCGATTCGAGGACCGCGGCTAGGACGCTCGTGCTTCCCCCACGCCACCGACCATGTCCACGAGGCCGGCGGCCTGCATGATCTCGCGGACCACGATGAGCATGTGCTCACGCGGCAGCTTCTCCAGGACCTTGTTCAGCATCACCGGTGAGTTCACGATCATCGAGAGGGCATCCACGTCCTTGCCCTCACGGACCAGCCTCCAGTACTCGGTGACCTGCGTACCCGTGAGGTCTCGCCTCACGTGATAGGTCTTGCCCTGCAGCTTGACCGGCCGTGGCTCCAGAGATGCCTCTGCGAGGAGCGCATCGAGGTCCAGTGACGGCACGATCAGCGGGTTCGTTCCATTGATGCGGGTGCCCGGCATGTTGTTCTCCTGTTACGCCAGCGGGTTCATGTCGGTGAACTTCTGGATCGCCTGCGCGCCACCGGAAGGTGCGAGCGGCTTGATCTCCAGGTCCCAGCCTTCGAGGTCGTCGTCGTTCATGACCTCTTCGGGGATGGCCGCGAGAGTGGCCCGCGGGATGTAGTAGGACTTCTTCCGGTTCGCGCCGGTGCGGAGCTGCAGGATGAGGCTGAACTCCTCGTCACTGCCGGTCGTCCACTTCCAGATGCCCGAACCGCCGGAGGTCTCCGCGATCGACCCGCCCTGAAGGAGGGTGAGGGCGGTGGCCTTCGAGTAGTCGACAGGCCGGAACTTGATGCCGAACGTCGGCGGCTTCTTCGACGTGAAGTAGGCCGCGCCGGACTCGTTGTTCCAGATGTCCAGGTCGGTGACGTCCTGCGAGGGCGTGACGGTGAAGCCGGCCTTGATGCCGCCGAATGCCTCGAACCCCACGAAGGAGGTCGCGAACGGATTCGTTGGAGTGACGGCGTTCGCGGTACCGCGGAACGCGTCGCCATCCAGCCACAGGCGGGCCTTCGAGGAGTCGGCGTAGGTAGACAATGCAGCCTCCTGCTGCTTGGCCCGCAGAGCGGGAACGGAAAGGGTCGCTGCCCGGCGACGCCCGGCTTGTGGGTGTCCCGCCTGCCGTGCCGGGCAGGCAGCAGGCGGGACGATCAGGTGGTTTGCACGCGCAGTTCGGCGCGGACGATGGCCCGCACGATGGGGTTCGAATCGCCGCGCGACGTGTCGGTGTCCGTGAGGGGACCATCCGTGTGCCGGCCGGAGTACTGGGCGTTGAGGTAGACGACGTTGCGCGCCCTGCCGAGAACCCAAGCCGCTCGTGCGGCGAGATTCCAGACAACGGTCTTCGCGTCGGCGTATCCCTTGGGGGCGCAGGCGTTCACCTGCGCGAGCGGAGACCATGCAACCCCGTCTCCGGAAATGGAGACGTTGCCTGGAATCCACACCTCCACCCACGGGGTGGTGACATCCGGCGGAGACTCGCCGTTCGTGACGCGTGTCGGACTGCCCACCGCTGCGGCGAACACGCTGTCCGCAAGGAGAAGGTCGCGTACGGCCTTGTCCATTCGGGGAAGAGTCATGCTCACCCCCGAGGCTGGATGCCGCTGTACTTCCCGTGCCGGCGTGCCGCGTCCGTGAGTACTGCGTGCGCATGTGTGTCGCCGGTGCCGTATTCCTTGTAGCCCGCCGTGGGGTCTTCGTCCACGACGGACACCGTGTCTCCGGACACCTGGACGTCGATGTTGTTGCGGTACCGACCGGTCAGGACCGGGGCCGTCGCGCGTGCCTCCGCCGCGATCTCTTCGGCGACCTGGACGCGTTCCTCGGTGGAGATCCGAACCGCCTCGCGGATCGCCACTTCGGTGAAGATGGTGACCCTGGCGGACATGTCAGGCGCTCGCGCCGACGATCATGATGCTGTAGTCAACCCCAGTGCCACCCGCACTGTTGGCGACCCGGAGAAGGTCCGTGCTGCCCGCGGCGACCGCCCAGCCGGTAGCGTCCGGCGCGACGACCATGAACATTCCGCCAGGCTTCACGGCCACAGTGTGGGTGGCGGCACCGAACGGGCCGATGAACTGGGTGGCCGCAGCACCGCCGACGACCACGTTGTTGGTGTTTCCGGCAGCGGCGATCACCAGGATCGCGCGGATCCGGACGAACGTCAGCGTTCCGCCGAGCGGGTTCGTCAGCACGCCCGCGAGGTCGATGTCCGTGTTCGCGGACGCGGCGAGGGTGTTGGTGTCACCCCACACGAGGTCGGCCTGGCCGGCGCCGGTGCCGGACCCCCAGGCGGCACCGAAGTTCCTCGCGAGGTTGGCGGTGATGTCGCCGATGTCGTTGGTGCCGGTGAGAAGGCCCTTGATGTTCACGTCGATGTTGGTGTTGAGCGGCATGGCGCTTGCTCCTATTGCAAGTCGGAGATCAGCCGCGCCGCTGCGACGCGGAACTGTGGTCTGTGATTGGGGCGGTCAGCGACAGCCCCTTCAATGCGGAACTTCCGACCCTGCTCGTCGGTGACAACCGAGTCCGAAGTCAGGGGGGTGTCCTTGTGCACGTGGATCTTCCACATGCTGATCACGGTCTGCTGGCTGGCCAGCAAGTCGACCTGCGAGCCGACGTTAGTCACCGGATCCTGGCTCAACCGGGCCGGAACCTCGTGCAGCGTCGTCGGTGTTCCTGTCACCAGATCGCCGCTGTCCGGGTCGACCACCGGAGGTCCCGCGGGCGTCTCGATCGTCACTCGGTTCGGCATCGACGGACGCACTGGGCACCTCCTCGGGCTTGTAGTACTTCTTCGCGAGGTCGGAGTCTGACGAGGTGAAGTGCACCAATCCCTCGTCGTCCTTCACGATCACGACGGAAGGCTTGTTGTCGGTCATCAGTAGTCACCCTTGGGTCGGATCGAGAACGGACGGGACTCGTTCACTGCAGGCGTGATCGAATCCAGTTGGTCCTCGGTGAACTTGATGCCCCCCGAGGCCGCGGAGGTGTATCTGTCAGCCAACTCGGGATGGGTTCGGCTTTCGATACCCACGCCAGCGCCGTTGAGGTAGGCCATCACTGCTTCGCAGCAGATCTTCTTGGCCTGCCCGGCGGTCGCCTGCCCGTTGGCGATCCACAGATCGACGAGCGGACGACGCGTCCTCAACTCGGAGGCCGCGTCGTCCAGCAGCGCTGTTGCCTGAAGGGTTTCCTCGGCGGTGAAGGTGGTGAGCATGCGGACGGCCACGTCCGCTGGTGTGGCGAACGCGGCCATCCGGTCACTCCTTCGCCAGGTCCACTGCTGCCTTGATGTCGTCGCGCTTCATGTCGGACTCGAGCTCCACGCCTTCCTGAGTCGCGTAGGCGGCCCAGTCGTCGCGTGAGGCGTTGCCCGCTGGGCGCTCGAGCACCACAGGAGTGCTGACCGCCGGCTCGTCGTCCTCGCCATCCCAGACCTTCGGGTTGGTGATCGCGTTCCGAGCCCAAGCGGGGAGCTTGTCGTCAGGCCCGAAGACCTGCGACAGGGTCTCTCCGCTGTCGCCCACGCCGACCGCGTGCACGTAGGTGTTCAGCTTGCGCATGTCACACCTCCATCACAGAACGTCGGCGACCATGAGGAGCTTCGGGTTCGCCAGAACCGGCATGCCGACCGCGTCCACGAAGGTGAACTCGCGGAACGGCGGGCCCTCCTTGATGACGACGCCGACGATGCCCGTGGCCTGACTGAACCCGAGCTCCACGGCGTTGGAGTTGACCAGCTCGAGAGCGGTGGCAGAGATGCCCCACGCGGTGTAGCCGAGGTCGGTGATGTTCGGGGGCACCAGGAACACCCGGTCGTCTGCCAGCACCGACGTGCTCACGCCGTCCACGTCGACCTTGGTGTCGTAGGTGAACAACAGCGGCGGGATCCGGTAGTTGCGCAGCGTCGACGCCAGCACGTCCTCGCCCACCAGCGAGGGGCCGCCGACGATCGAAGAGGCCAGCGTGCGGATCTCCGCGTTCTGGAGCATGTAACCGAGGACGCGCTCCGAGGTGACGAACCCTCCAGGGCGGAAGCCGTTGAGGGCGACGTAGGCGTCGATCCAGGTCCTGAAGTTCTGGACGATCGTCGCGGCGCCAGTGTTGGACCACAGGGTTCCCGGTGCAACGAAGTTGCCAGCCGGAACACCGAAGTCCGCTTCCATGGTGAGGCCACCCTCACCTGCGAGAGTGAACTTGCCGTCCATCAGGACGTCGCCGCGGGCCTGCTCCATGCGAGCCTGCACCTCACGGGTGAGGTTGGTGGCGTCGTCGTAGATCGCGTCGATGATGGCCGCGCTGTTCGTACCGCCGGTGCGGGCGAACTGCAGCTGCAGCCGCTCGAGCTCACCCTTGCTCAGCGAGGTCGACAGCGGAGGAAGCTTGACCTGCTTCATGCTCATCGTGTCGCGCTCGGACACGTGCAGCCGACCGTCGTACGCCCGGAACCGGGCGGTGCGGTTGGTGCGCGTGTACTCCGCGAAGTCGATCGTGTTGTCGTTGAAGTAGCGGTCCGGCAGCAGACGGTTCAGCACCTGGTCGGCAGGAGTGGGAACCTGTCGAACGTAGGTGGTGAGCGCGTCAGGCGTGACCGGCCCGTCGAAGACGAGAGCCATGATGTCTCCTAGTCAGGTCGGTTACGCGACGTAGTGGATGAGCTTGCAGTCGGCCTGTCCGTTGGCGTTCAGACCGAAGGGGAGCTTCGAGAGCTTCACGAAGCCGTGGACCAGAAGGGCCCCGCCGACGTCCTTGGTGGTGTCCGCCAGGTTCGGGACCTTCACCGAGGAGAACAGGTGGCCGGCGCACACCTCGAGGCCGCCGGAACCCTCGGTGCCACCAGCAGTTGCGGTGGCCACAACCACGGTGCCCGTGCCGCCGGTCGGGGTGGTGGTCATCGCGGCCACGTCGGTGCCAGCGAGGGCGCCGGTGAAGGTGACCGTGAACGGACCCGTGCCGAGCGGGCCGCCGGTCACCGCGACGTCGCCGAGCCCGATGTTGCTCAGCGCCTCGAGCGCCGCCTGAACCTCGGCCGCGGTCGCGTCATCGTCGATCGACGCGGTCGTCTGGCCGTTCCACGTGATCGTGAAGCTGGTGAGGCCGGAACCGCCCTCGGTGAGGGTCTGCGCCTCGTTGGACACCGTGTACGGGCCGTAGAGACCGGTCGCGGTGATCTTCGCGAGGTTGGTGCCGGACGGGATGTAGCCGTTGGGGTAGTGGACGTTCGCCGTGAACGCCGAGACGTCCAGCGTGATCGAGGGCGTCGTTCCAGGCTCGGTGCCGTGGGGGCTGAGCAGCCACGAACGCTTCTCGACCTGGAACGACGTCGTCGACACCGAGATGTCGGTCATGGTCACTCGCTCTCAGGAGGTTCAGGCCGGGTCCTTGGCGAAGCCGCGCTTGCGCGCCTGCTCTGCCGCTTGGTCTTGACCCGGGGATGGGGATGTCTTGTGGTGGCCCTGCCCAAGGAGGGGCTGCGGCCTACCGCTGTCCGTCTTGACCAGGTAGGGCTCGTCCTTCGCCAGCTGTTCGACGAGCGCCTTCACGGCCTTCTCGTCGACATCTCCGGTGTCGGACACCTTGATGGCGGCGAACTCACCAGCGAGTTGGGTCGCAGCCACGGCCGGGTTGTGGAACCCGAGGGCTGCGGCCATGGCCTTCACTTCGGCACGAACGAGCCGGTTGTTGGTCTGCGCGGACATATCGGCCCGGGTCTCGTCGGCCGCCTTCTTCACGGCCTTCTCGAGCTCGGTGGCGTTCTGCGCCTCGATCTCTTCGAACCTCGCGGCCTTCGCCTTGATGTCGTCGAAGCCCTCGAACTTGGCCAGGGTCTTGCGCTTCTCCTCAGCGAGGATGGCGTTGACCTGCTCCTGGGTGAACTTCTGCTCACCTGCAGGAGGAGCGACAGGCACGGGCTGCTGGTTCGGGTCGGGCTGGGTCACTGCTTCCTCCGAGATGGAGTAACCGGCGATCAACCCCGCCCAGGTGCGTCGTCGCCGTGCGACGCTCCACAAGGGATCTGGCGGGTAGGTTTCAGAGCACGTAACCGAAGCGCTTGAGTTGCCTCAGCACTTCGACTCGATCCCAACCAAGCCTGTCGGCCTGGAGGAAGATCTCTTCCGGCATGAGCCGGGGGGTTCGGGAGTGGGCGTAGCGCGACGACTTGAGCCCGGTCGTCTTCGCGAACCCTTCATCACCTAGGCGCTTACCGGCGATGCCGCGCTTGGTGGTTCCCTCGAGCGTCGCCTGGACTCGCGTCCCGTATGCAGCGGGCGTCCACACGCCCTTGTGGGCGTTGACCACCTGCGATGGATCAGCGCCGAGACGGATCGCTTCAGCACCGGCTTTGGTGAAGACCTGGTTCTGTTCCTCGGTGGACAGCGAGCGGAAGAGCCGTTTCGGGTCCGTCGTCCAGGACTTGGCGTCTTCAGCCGCCGGGATGTGGACGCAGTCGCAGTTGCGGTGCCGGTCGAACGCGACCGAGCTCTTGTATCGACGTCCGGCGAGGATCGCGCACCGCGCACAGGTCTTGCCGCGCAGCATCCGCACATACCACTTCACCGCAGGGCGTGCCTGCATCGCCGTCTGCACCGAGGAACGGCCCACGTCGTCTATACCGGTCTTGACGATCGAGTTGGCGACGAACTGGAACCTCGTCCACGATTCGGATGCTGTTCCCTGATCCCGCACCGAGTTCGGCGCGTACACCAGAAGCTGCAGCCACGAACCTCCACCATCGGCGAGGTCCGCGAACGTCTGCGGAATGATCTGCGTGTCCGCTTCCGGATCCGCCCCCTGCGCCTCAAGCACGTCGTTCAGATACGGGTCAGCAAGGGAGGCCGAAGCAACCTGCAGCAGCAGGAGGCGCTCGCCGATGGCCTGCACTGCGTCGCGCCACGCCTCAGGCGAGGACTTCCCCCGCCTGAGGGCTTGCGACAGCAAGGACAGCCCACTGGCGACGATCCGGGACTGGAGATCCGCGTAGGTCTGGCCGACCTCAGACACTGAGGGCGGGAGCACCGTTCACTCCCTCACCCGGAATGCCAGGAAGATCGATGTTGCGCAGCGAGCCCGCAGTCTGGAATCCGACTCGAGCCTTGCGTTCCCGCATGGCCTTCTTCGTCTGCTCCGAGTAGCCGATGTCGTTCCAGGCCTGCTCGTCGTCGATGATGCCGGCCTGAACCGCCTTCACTGCGGCGTCCATCCTCGAGGCCATCGTCGGCGTTGCGGGGTTACGCCACTTCGCCTCGAGCCCCGACATGTCCAGCGGGTTGTTGCCCATGATCGCCCACTGCATGCGGGACGCGCGCTGAAAGGCGCCGCCGTACCACAACTGCCGCTTCAGTGCCCGCAACACGAGCCGCTCGAGGGAGAACTGAATTGCCTCCGCAGAGGCGGGGTTGTCCGACGAGTACCCCATGTACAGCGGGGGAAGTCCGTACTTGGAGGCCGCCACCTGGGCAATCGTCTTCAGGCTCTCGTGGAAGTTCCGCAGATCCGATGCCGCGAACTGACCCACCTTGGTCTCGAGCGGAGTCACTCCGCGTTCGGTCTGCTTCGGGTGTGGGATGGCCCAGACGTCGCCCATGGCGACCTTCCACAAGGGAATCTGGTTGCCGTCCTGGTCGACGAAGTCAGCCTCGGAAACGCCCGTCACATGCTTGCGCGGAACGGCGTGGTGGTCGCCGGCCGACATCATGTTGGTGGCGAAGAGGTTCGCCCCATCGAGAGCAGGACGGAGCTGCTTGAGGTCTGACGAACCAACTCCGCGACGTGGGTTGGTGAGCATCGGCACGAAGGGCACGCTCGGAAGAGACGGATCCTGAGCGATCAGCCGCGACCACTCACCCAGCGATTCGGTCTCCACCATGTTGCTCGAGGTGCCGTTCCACTCGAACACCCGACAACGACCAGGGCTGCGGTCAGTCACACCAGGGGCGTCCGCCAGGTACAGCGCGGCCCGGTCGTAGAAGGGTCCGTCGTAGGACTCTTCCTTCCAGCGGATCAATCCGGCGATCGGCTGCCCGGTGCGAGAGTCGAGCTCCACTGCGACCTGGTCGCAGTACTCGGTGGTGACCATCGGGTAGCCGCCGGGACCGTCCGGACCGACCATGATGAAGTGCAGGCCCGCCACACCAGAGGCCATGAACGCCTCGTCGCTCTTCTCCTCGAGGTCGTTCATGTCCCACGACTTCACCAAGTCGTCCACGGGCTGCTCGCCGGAAACGAAGCTCTGCAGCTGCAGACGCTCCACAACGGCCTCGATGACGAGCTCGGACCACGGAAGAAGCAGAGCGCCGAACCGGTTGTCCTGCTCGGCGAGGATCCTCGCTACGTAGATGAGGTCCTGCTCGAGGTCCATGTACTTCCACCACTGCACCGCGTCGCGCCGCTGCCGGTTCGTCCGAGTGGTCAGACGCGCATACCAGTCGTTCGGCGAGAGGTCCGACAGCTTCACTCGAACCCCCTAACGGGAAGACACAACGATCTTTTGCGAGGAGGTCTCGGTTTGCTCGGGCAACGGGTCGCGCTTCCATGCACTGCAGGCCATAGCCGCGGACGGCACGGCGTCGATGCGCTTGCCTACCTTGTCGCGCTCCGGCTTGTCCGGCCGGATCAACTCCGGGTCATACGGAGCCTTGCGGACCTCTACGGCGTCGAAGCAGAAGTTCGCGATCGGGTTCCCGTGATGCCAGAACCGCTCCTGCTTCACCAGCGCCATCAGCTCCGTCATCCCTGGAGTCATGCGCTGGTACGTGTTGTTGTAGGCGTCGATCTCCCACACACCCGTGCGCTTCTCGATCTCCTGGATCACCGGGGCCATCGACCACTGGTCGGCGTCCGATGCGCGGATTTCGAAGTCAGTTGCGTCCTTCTCGATGTCTGAGTAGACCCGGTCGTAGTCGACGACGTCGCCTTCGGTCACTGTCAGCCATTTGTCTTTGGCCCACCGCGTGAACTTGCCGTCGTTGTGCTTGTCCAGGAATGCCAGGCCGGATTCTGGAATCCAGAACCGCCACAGCGCGTGCACTCCCAGTCCTTCCGGGACGAGAAGGCACCACGACACGAGGTCGAACTTCGCGGCCAGATCGAACCCGGACCACGCGGTCTTCCCCAGGAGAGATGCGCGGTGGTAGTCCGGCGCAAGCCACAAATCCGACGAGGACGCCTTGTACAGGTGCATCGGCATCCAGCGGAACTTCTGCCGCACCCACTGCGCCAACCGGTACTGCCGGAAGGCGTTCTCCTTCTGTGGATCGTTCTTCGCTTCCAGCGCCTCTTCGCGCAACGCCTCGATCGACAGGAACTCACCGAGCGCGGGGTTGGCCCACGCCCAGTTCTTCTCGTCGAACGGGTCCGCGTCGCGAGGAGTGTTGCGCAGGAACACGTGGATATGCGGAGCCCGCTCAGGCTCCTCCGAGATGCGTTCCATCTCGTCGTGCATCTGCCCGCACCACGAAGACGGATCATCGCCCGGAGTAGTAGCGGCGATCATCAAAGCCTGGGTGCGCGTGCCCATCGCCGTTCGCAGCGAGTCCCACAGGTCGCCGTTCTTCTGCGTCAGGACCTCGTCGAAGACGATGCAGTGCGGGTTGTGCCCGAGGTTGCCGGCCGCGTCCGCGGCGATGACCTCGTAATAGGAACCGGTCTTCTCGTCGACGATGCGCTTCTCGTGCGCCTTGACGACGAGCCGCTTCGACAGAAGCGGAGACAGCTGGACCATGCGGGCGGCGACATCGAAGACCTTGCGGGCCTGGTCCTTGTCGCATGCTGCGCCGTAGATCTCGGCTTGCTCTTCGCCGTCCGCACACAGCATGTACAGCGCGATGCCGGCGAGGATCTCGGACTTGCCCTGCTTGCGCGCGAGCTCGATCCACGCGATGCGGATGACGCGCACGTAGCAGTGGAACTCGGTCGACCACTTCACCGGCCCGAAGATCGGCGCGATGATCTCCGCGTCCTGCCACTTCGAGAGGATGAAGCGCTTCCGCGCCCACGTCCCCTTCGTGTGGACCAGGATCTCCTCGAAGAACGCCTTGGCGTGAGCACCCCGCGGCTTGCAGAAGTGAGCGCCACGCTTGCGGCACTCCACCTCGTCCAGGACGTACCCGCATACCGGGAGAGCCATGCGCCCTCCTAGCCGAGCAGGCGGTTAGCTCCCTTGCCGTTGTCGTCCGGAGCCTTCATCGTCAACTGGGATCGGTCGGAAGGGTTCAACCCGAACCGGCCGCCGAGACTGACCATCAACCCCATGGACTCGCGGGCGATCTGCCACGCAGGGTTCTTACGAAGGTCGTAGATCAGTGTCCCATCGGAAAGTTCGCGGACGATCGTCTTGCAGTTCGTCCCGTTCTCGGCGATGTCCTGCAGCGCGTCCTGCGCCACGACGATGGCGGAGCACAGCTGCGCGAATGCGTCCACATCCCAGGCGGTCAGAACCCCCTTGGCCTTCAGGTCAGGTGCGAGCCGCTCCCAGATCTCCAGAGCTTCCGCACTGAGCCAGTCCGGCGGAGCTACTGCAGCCGCATCCGGCACCGGTTCGTTGTAGTTCACCCGCGATGGCCTGGTCTCCCCATGCAGGAGGGAGACGTTCGTCGGCCTCTTGGCCGGTCCGCGCTGACCCAACCTGATCACCTCCAGGGGCGAAACTCGAAAACCTGTCCGGGGGTGCGCGGCCCTTGCCCGGGTTCTCTCTTCCT